CGCCGTCCAAATAGGGACGCCGCTATTTTTATCTTTTACCATATCGCCTGAGCCGCTAGTTTCCGATGGAATACCCGCACCGCCGCGAATAATTATTTTTTTCAAAATCTTAGGCAATCTTGATAAAGCTGGCATCCCTTGCTTGCGAGGTTCCAGCCCTGTATTTTGTTCATAAATGCAATAACCCACACTTGATGTCATTGTTGATGTCACATATTTAGTCATGATTTTGTCGTCCTATTTATTATGATCTTACGGCCCCGACAGCACGTAAAGATTCTTGGAAAATATGGGGAGTAAATTCTCCCCATATTATTTAAATACCGTACATCCGAACGACTGCATACGGACGTTTACACATAACGCCTGCGGTGCCGTTAGCATAATCTTCGATATAAGATTTTGCTTTCTTTTCGACACCCAGCGTAGTGTATTTTGTCTGTACCATCTGGATAAAGACTTCACCGCCATCCGTTGAACCGTCCAAAGATGAATCAACTTCCTCGGCATACAGCATACAGATATTGTCATCATCCGTAGGATGTGCGCCGGAGAATTCAGGACAGGATTCAATACGCATTTTCGGATAAGTTTGTTCGATCCAATCACTTACCGAAATACCGAAATCCGTTGTAGTGGAAAGATAATCAACAACGGTCATTGGTAGAGCCAACGTAGTATTGACTTTATTTGCATCAATATTATTTTGACTCTGAATACGTAATTGGCGAACCATAATACGAATATCAGCCGTTATTTCTTGGAATGTAGCCGACGCCCAGCCGCCACCACCGGTAATACTGGTTGTAATAAAGGGCAGCAATTGCGGATCATTCAACAAACCGAAAGTACGTTGATTTGCGGAATTCCAGCCAAAGAAACCGATCGCGTTACGCATAATTTCCAGAGAAATTGCACATTGATTTCGCTTAATATCTGCGGAATTCAAACGCATTTTAGCGGCACGGCCTTCTTCTAACATCCCGACCAACAACCCCAATTCGCCACGCACAATAGTCCGGCGTTCAAAATTGGTATTCCAGTTAACGAACGGAATATTAGAGAAATCACCATATTCCGTAGGCATCCCGGACGGTTCAACGATGCTCTGAACGATTTCTTCATCTTCCCATGAACCAATCGTCTTAATACCAATCAGGCGATCAATAGCACGGTCCGCCGTCATAATTTTGACGAACCCAGGTAGCCACATTTGTAAAAACTGAATCGGCGTCGGAATAGACGGAGAGGTTATGGGAGCGACAAACGCCGCATCCATACCATTACCGGAGCCATTAAAAGCGCCCATTTCTCCGAGATTTCTGATCTGATCCATAACGAATTGACGGGAAAAAGAAATCCCGATTCGCGACAAACTTTGTACGGCTGAGTCGGTAACTTTGCTCAATATTAGCGGATTACCCGGAATAATACTGCGCGGCTTAATCGTCGATCGTACAACGCTAATTTCGCCTCTCATTTTTTATTTTCCTTATTATTGGGTCAATTGGACAGCGGTGTAGGTCGAAACTAAAGCGCCGACTGCCGAAGCGGCCAGAGCAACATCATTAACGATCCGCGCGTTGGGAATTAATACAAGACCGGTCGGAAGTGCCGCGCTCGCATCGAAAGCAACTAAAGCGCCGTATGGAACGCCCAACGGATTGTTTGCGCCGCTAATATTATTCGGCACATAGGCAACTTGATCATCATAATTAATAGTTACCGCGCCGGTCGTGAAATTAAAAATTTCGACGACAAGAGCTGTACACATATCGGTAAATTCAGCTTCAACGCCTTGCGGCAAGTCCAAAGTCGGAGCCAAAGTTCCGCCTTCTAGCCCGTCCGCGACGGTGCCGACCAGTGCATAATGTTGCGGATTGAATAGGACGCCAAAAAAGTTTACACCGCCAAGCGTGACTTCATACGACCGCGCGGCATTAGTGATTGAAGTACCTGAACCAATAGAGCCGTAGCCGGATACCCAGCCAAATACTCGCGAAATGCGATTAGTATTCACGCCGGCCGGATCATTTGCCGAAAGAATTCGGCCAACCCGCGCACGATGCGGACCGCCTTCGAGAATATCGCCGGGAAAACCGGTCGTAAATTCTCTGTTTACTAATCCTTGAAATGGCATATTATTTACCCCCGTTAATATAGGAATCTAATTCCGGCGTTCCCGTAGGGGCGTCGTAAATAGCGCTATCCATTGCTGCAACGCGTTGCGCTTGAATTGCTTTTTGCTGCGTAGCTGCTTTTTCAATTGCAGAAAAATAAGCATCCAGCGCCACGGATTCAAAACCTTTCTGGCATGGAAGACCCAATTTTTTAACGCCATAAGCGCCAACCTGTTTTGAGTCCATGGTCGAATGATTAAACGCTCCGATGACGCGAGAGAGTCTGTTATATAATTTCAATTTTTTTGATTCGTCTTCGCGGAAATATTTCAACGCCGCATCCATCGAAACTTTGTTATCATCAGTTTTCATCATCGCCCCTGGTTTACTTTGTTCTTGCAGCCCCGCTACAGCATCCGTCGATTCATCGGTGGGCAATTCTTCCGTGTCCTTGCCTTTGGCTGGCATCGGCACCGGATACGGTTCAGCGTCTTTGCCTGCGGGCAAATTTTCCGGCGCGTCGGTCGCAGCGCCACCTTCGATCTGAGCAAGCAACGCTTTGACTTGTGCAATCAGCGATGGCAAATCGCCGCCAGCGGCATTAGGATCGGTTTGTTCCGGCGCAGTCGCGGTAGGCTCTTCGCCCGTTTCGTTCGACGTAGGTTCTTCAGGACTGGCCGGAATATCAGTCGGATCAGTAGGTTCGCCGTCTGTCTCGGGTTCTACTGGTTCGGTTGCGGCGGGCGCTGCGTTCGGATCTTCGTGAGCCGGTTCAGTTTCTTCCTGACCGAAAAATGCGGTCAGAGCTTGTGTGAGTTGTGGCAATAGGGAAAGAATTTGGGCAGCGGGATTGCCATCGTCCATCCCTTGTTCACCTTCTTTCAACGCAGTTTCACCTGCATCTTTAGCAACTTTCGATAATTCTGCGGCTTTCTTTTTCAAAAAATTAATTTTGTTAACCGGAATTGGCTTTTTCATTGTTTCAATACCCATATTATTAATAATGTCGAAATTTAGATGATCAAAACAACGACCGTCTAAAACCCTCGCGCCCGGTATCCTTCCTTCATCGACAAGCGCTAAGTGGTTGCCGCGAATATGATCTTGCACAACTTCATATGCTTGACCATTCCATACACCGGATTCTAAACGATATTTGCAGCCGAATCCTAATGAAAGATCGTCTTTCATTTTAGAAAGAATTTTATCTTTCACTCCACGCGAAAATATTTTAATATCGCCGCGCATCCAGGGTTTTTGATAATAGATATGACTTGTTAATATTCCAGAAACGCCCTTTTCATCCGGGTCTACGTTTTCAGGATCATTATCAAATCCCGATAACATAGTGTGGTCATCAACTAAAGGAACGTCCTTGAATGATTCAATGGCCTGCGGGTCTTTGACGGCGTATTCTGGGCGATATACTTTAACAATTCTGTTCGGATCGCCGTCTAAACCTATCTGTCCGGCGCTGTAATCAAACACGCCGTAAGTTGAAATAGGGCATCCACGAACGATTAAAAACCCGTTAGAATCAATCTCTCTAGCCGATTCGGGCATTTTCAACGCCTTATAAATGGAATTGTTATGATTATATCCCGACCACAATGATTCATCAATAATTCTTAAGTATTGCAGGATTAAAAATCGGGATTACCATGAGATTTAAGCCAAATTTAACGTGATATGAAGAAACGAAATTGCCGCAAGTTGTTGATCTGTATGTATCTATAATAAGAATATCACTTACCTTACCATGTATAACATCATATATAGTAGTAAGTACATATATTTAAATAGTGTTCATTGATTATATATATAGAGATTTAAAATTTTCAATTTTTGCCGATAACGTGGGAAAGTGACTATATTTATCTTTCAAATCATAAAGTTAGCGTTCCCACGTCTGCGGTTATGTTCCCGTGATGATTCAGCAACAGTCACTAATTTTATCCAATAAATCGCAAAGTGCGGCTAATTGTTCCGGCGTCGCCTTGGGTATGACTGCGTCTTTATTTTTTCTCTGAACTGAATAAGCAATAGCTGCGGCTTGTTTCGGATCTTTACCTGCGCCAATTTCCTTGCCTATATTTTTTCCTAATGTCTTTTCTGATTTACCCTGAATCAACGGCATTTTATTTACCTCATCGAATAATTGGAATTTTGCGGCAACGACACCGAATTGCCCATCCTGGCGGCCCTTGATCCGCTTTCGGTCCTTCCCATAATCTAGAATCGTCTAATTTAAAAATTTGATTATTCTTCGCTACATGAGTTTTACGCGGGACTTTACCGGCTGATGAATGAAGCCAGCGAAATTCATCTACGTTATTTTCTCTCATTCTTTCGTCACTTAAAGCGCTATATAATTTACTAGTTTGATCTTCAGTAATTAACGCAATTCTTTTTTTAGAAAATCCACCAACTGATTTTAATGTATTTTCGATTCCAGTCATTCCTTGCTCTTCGGGATTAGGAGAAGTTAAAGATAACATTATTGAATTGTAAATTTTTTCGTGGATGTCTTCGGAAATATTAGTAATCAATGTATGATTAAAATCAGTAGCTGCACCAAGTGTATTCATTACAGAACTTTTATATTCTGCTTTTGGAAGTTTAATTCCGGCAACTTTTAAACTATATAACGTTGAATTTGTCGCGCTTGTGTCTATTTTTCCAATAAAATCTTTAGAAGTTGTTTTTGCAAAACCGTTAAAAACATTAAACCATTTTTTGTCTAATTCTTTTAAAATACGATCAAATAAAGAATTTATAGAAACGTCCATGCCGTAAAATTTTCTGACGCGCGGATCTTGAAATAAATGCCCTAATTCGTGCCGATAATCTTCAATCATGGCATTCGTTACCATTTCCAATTGCGCATTATACCATGAAATAATAGCGCGTGATGGAGTGATAGGCTTACCGGTTCCAACCGGATCGGGATCTTTTCTACTTTTTATTTTAGATGCCATGATTTGTTATCCCGGTATCGGCGCGTTAGTTGTTTGTTCAGCAATATTCCTTTCGCATAACGGAGTATTGCAATTACCTGCGGCGAATTGTTTAAAATTATTGACTGACAAAGTTTTTAATCCGCCGAATCCTTTCCACCCTGGTTTAAATGATTGCAGGTACGCATCCTTCGCGTCATTGGAATTATTAAAGCCAATCATACATTTATGCTCATCGAAATTGCCGTTTTCGTCATACTGATCTATGACGAAAACACGTTTAGAGTTTAAATTTCTCCCGATGAAGCAATCCAATTCATCACCGTCAGCGCCTTTTGTGCCATCAATAAAACCGTAATGGTGCGGCATTTTAATAGACCATGGACCGTCCTGGCCTTCACCTTTGCGTATTGAATCGCGAGGATTTTCGACGTAACAAATCATACCATTGATTTTCATCCGTTGCATTTTGTCGCGCGGCGTTTTCTCGATAACTGAGCTGATACCTGACACGTTAGGGCGTATCCCGGTCACTGAAGGCCGTACTGAGCGCCCAGGGCCTGTTATGTCGGGGTTTATGTCTTGCCCTTCAGGGACCAGTAAAGCGTCAATTTGAGTGAGGTAATCGCGTAAAAGCTTGATTTTGTTAACATCTACTTTAGCCGTCCGTTGTTCATTAAAATTTGAATTCTGAGAATCGGTGGGGGGAGTTGTACCCGATTTTTCACGTAGCGACGCCTGATTATCGTCTGGATTTGCCTCGGGAGCCTGTGGATCAACAGCTTTTGATACGGCGGCTTCTCCTTTCTTTTGTTCAGCCCCGGCCTTCTCCAGCGCGGCAATATTTTCCGGCGTCATGCCTGCCTGCGGGTTAGATTCATTCGTCGAATTATCTTCTAACTGATTGTAACCGCTAAATTTATCGTTTTTGACACGTTTGAATTCATCGTCGGGGGAAATGACACCGAGGTTAACGTAAATTTCTCCCGTCTGCGCCTTCTGATAGTTCAAGGCTGCGCGTTGGGTTGCGGTCAGTGAATCTACGGGTTGCCACACGACCGTGAGGCCATAACTTAAACCCATCGATTTAGCCATTAGAAGATAATGGTGATCAAGCATCATTTGATACGGACCATTTTGAATTGATTCCAATTCTTCATGATAAGAAACAATTTCAAATTCACCGGACGCATTAAATCCCTTTGGCGAAGTGCCAAGTAATTTTGTTGCTGGAACTTTTGCAATAGCAGAAACTAGTTGATATTGATTCATGATAACAGAATCAAGATCTGTTAAATTCGTATCTATTTGTTCTAATGATTCTTTTAACCCAACGATTTTTACTGAATTGTTATCACGATAAAAAACCCATTTTTGCATTTTAAGTAAAAATGAATCTTCGTCTGCCATAACTTGATCCATGTCCGTATGCATAATAGTCATACGTTTATTCATAGCTAGCAATGGCGCTTCGTTCGCCGTTCTTTCTGCGGCGTAACAACGTTCGTAAATAACTTGGACTAGCGAAACTCCGCCAAAAATATAAGTCGGCTTCAATATATCGGCAACTTCATCACCAATAGCAATAGATAAATGAGATCGGTGATATTTCTGTCCGCTAATAATCCAGTAATCAGGCTCATAAAAATGTTGTCCTGATGGATCTGCCGTAGAATCTGCGGTTAGCATTGGAGTCATCCAATATGGATCTACCTGAGATATTCCGTAATAAGAGCCTTTCGTAACACTATCAATATTAAAAGGCTTTTCGTAATATCTGGAATCGTCGCTTTTAACTTGAAATATCGCTACACGAATCCCGAATATATTTTTAAAACGATTAAACTCTTTTAGATTTTTTGTTACTTCCATCTGAATATCTTTATGTCGAATCGCAAAAAGAGTTTTTGAATCAAGATCCGAGCCATCATCCGCTTTAATGTCCCAACCATTTCTAGCGGCATCTTCTCCGGCCATGGAACACGCTTTATTTACTAGCCATTGCTGGGCTATGATCGCACATGCTTGATACCCAATGAAAGATTGAGTGGCATACCAACGCATGATCCCTTCAGGCACCGTATATTCTGAATTGAATTTAGAATTTATGGGTTCGGGAGCTTGATAGCCGTCATCGTCCATAGCCTTCCCATCGATTTCTGTCGATTCAGAGGCATCGGTCGCGGCGGCTAAAATTTCTTTTGCTTCGTCATAAATGGGGAATTCATTAGCTTTCGTTAACTGTAACGCCTCAATTGAGAAAGGCACTTTCCATTCATCACGTCGACCAGCGCCATAGTTTCCATGCTCCGGGTCAAGTTCAGTCGCGACAGGGATCTCCGGCACGACTTCCTTATAAAAAATCTTGTCTAACAGTTTGATTTTCATCATATTTTATCGCTTATCACTTTTTAACTATTATCTCTCATTTTAAGGTTTCGCCGCGCT